GCCAACAGGACATATCAGGTTGGTGATGTCGTCCGTGCCAATCCAACTGCTTACTGCGAGGATGGCAGTACACCAACCACTGTTTGTGCAAACGGTGCAGACCCTAAGTACAAGAATAATACTCTTGCATTTAAGTGCATAGAGGCTGGCACATCGGGTCTAGCTAGTGATTACGAAGGCTTTCCCCATGGCGAGCCAGCGTTTCCGTTCAAGATCACACAAACCCTCCAAGATGGCACCGTTGTCTGGGAGGCATTCGAGCCATTAGCGGAGGAAATACTGCGCCTTGCGCCAACTGCTGTTATAGATTTATTTGAGATCGAGCTGACTGTAGCTGTTAACGGTGTAGATGATACGTTGCGTTATCACGCTGGCAAGAACGGCCTAACAGAAGACATCAAATTTGGTGGTCAAACTTACCCTGCTGTTCCAGTTGAAGTAGATGGTTTCGAGTTTTCTGGTAAAGGCACGTTGCCAAGGCCAACGCTACGGGTGGCTAACGTCAACAATGCAATTACTAGCTTGATTCTGATATACAACCCATTGGCGGCAAAGGTTAGACGCATCCGCACTTTCGCCAAGTTTATCGATACAGCAAACTTTCAAAATGGAGTAAACCCATTTTTCACCAAGGAGTCAGATGTAGAGGATGCTTTGACGACGCAAAATGGCGACATCCTTACTGAGCAATCAGAGAACGACACTGCTGATCCTGACGCCAAGATTGTTGAGACATGGTACATCGATCGTGTTTCATCAGAAAATCAAGAGTTTGTAGAGTTTGAGTTAGCGCCAAAGCTTGACCTTACGAATTTGGCTTTACCTCGCAGAACCATTGAAGAGTTTTGCCCGTGGACCTATCGCGGTGGCAGGGAGTGTCCGTATACCGGCGATGCGTGTTTTACGATTGACGATGTTGCATTATCTGACGGTGATTTCACTAATGATGTTTGTGGCAAGCGATTGTCTAGCTGCCAGGCAAGATTCGGGCCGAAAAACCTGCCTTTTGGAGGATTTTATGGTGCAAGACTTCAAGCTTGAAGCTGAAAAACACGCTTGCCGGCGAGCGCCAGAGGAGTCCTGTGGGCTAGTTGTTAATGGCATGTATTTCCCCTGCCGCAACATCGCAAATGATCCAAGGTCAACTTTCGTTTTAGAGCCTGTCGACTATGCGCGTGCTATGTATTTTGGAAGCATCGAAGGTGTCGTCCACTCGCATCCAGAGGGTACTCCAGTTAGTGAAGCAGACCGTAAAGCTTGCACCCAAACCGGACTGCCCTGGTTCGTATATTCTGTGCCGCACAAAAAATGGTTGACTATCGATCCTTGACTGGTCGGCAGTGGGATTACGGTCAAAATGACTGTTTTTCTTTGCTGCGTGATTACTACAAGCTGCTTGGCATTGAGGTGCCTGACTTTCCGCGACCTGATTCGCTAGAGCGCACTGACAGCTTGTTTTTGAAATATGCAAGAGCAGCTGGATTCGATGAGGTGCCCTTTAATGAACGCATGCCTCATGACGTGATCATCATGCGTTTAGGCACCAAGAACCCTATGCATGCGGCAATTTATGTAGGTGGTGACAAGATTCTGCACCAACGAATGAACAGTGTCAGTGCTTTAGAGCCATTAGGCCGTTACTATAGGCAAAGCGTTGCGGCAGTTTTTCGCCATGCAGTTGGTTCTGTTGGCGGGTGAGCTGGGGGAGAGGTACGGTAAGCAGCACGAGTATTACAACCTGCAGACGCCAGCAGATGCTATCAAGCTGTTGTGCATCAACTATCCAGCGTTGAAGCAGGACATGATGCAGGCGCACCATAACGGCGTTGGATACAAGGTGATCCAAGGTGGTGCTGCAATGGGATATGACGAGCTGCAGTTGCCGTTTGGCAGCAAGCCATTGCTTGTGGTGCCTGTCATTACAGGTTCTGGTGGAGGTAGCACGACAAGTATTTTGCTCGGTGTCGGCTTGGTTGCTTTTTCAATTGCCACTGCAGGGGCTGGCGCGGGATTTCTTGGGCTAGGGGCGGGATTGACTGGAGCTATTGGCGCTTCTGGAAGTCTTGTTGCTGGCGGTTTTGTGCTTGGGTCTGCCGCATCAGTTGCAATTGGCTCAATCGGGGCAAGCTTGATTCTTGGCGGCACTGCAAGCTTGCTTTCACCACAGCCGCAGCTTGCCAATGCTGGGGCCAATAGAATTAAAGGTGAGGGCACAAACGTGCGAGGCCCAGGCCCTGATGGTATTACACGCGGTGCGATGGGTCACGCAAACTATGCGTTCACTGGCCCCACCAACACTGTTGGAACAGGAGCGACAGTGCCTGTGATTTATGGTCGCGTCATTGCAGGAAGCCATTTACTTGCTGCCAACCTTGAGGTATCTGATGATTCAGACCCGCTAAAAATAACAACACGAGCACCAGGTAAAGATACTTTTAGGATCAATGGCGAGCAGGTAAGCCAAAAGCTAGAGAGCCATGGTGGACTGAAAGGGCGGAGAAAGAGCAAAGGTTTTAACAGCACTGAACCCAATAAAACCAAAAGAATCCTTGTCAACAAACAATTTGGCCCACCCAACGGCGACAGAGATCTTGAGGTGGGCAAAAAATTTAGAAGTGATGAGTTGAAACACAGAAACGATCCAAGAAAAAAACTCGACATTCTATTTAAAATAAACAACGGCTTGTTTGACTATGTTGCTGGCGAAGGTTCAACCATAATAGATGGTTTTATTAGATACAGGATAACTGTTGAATTAGAAGGGACAGGCTCTAACCCAAAAGTTGCAAGTGCTGATGTGACTGTTCAAGGTCTTCTCTTACAAAGCAAAAAACACAACATCTTGTATGGTCACCGGCTAGAAATGCCCCGAGTTACAGGTCGAGACAACGTCAGGGTTACAGTTGAAATTATTGACGTTGCGGTGCATGATGACGCAAGGCTGATCTTTCATGCCTATGGCTACGGACTTTTGGACGGAAACGACTGATTCGCTATGGCTCTCAACTCTAAGACCACGCTAAAAATTATCGACGCACTCTGTGAAGGGCCGATTGAAGGCTTAGTGGAGCTAGGGAGAGCTGGAAAGAAAAGCGTTTTCTTAAATGAAACAATAGTAACAGGCAGACAGTTCAACACACCAACTGTCAGAATTTTGACAAAGGAGGGGACAGGCACGCAAGGCACGTTTGAAGAAGGGTCTACATTTAAGGATCAGCAGACAACAATTGAAGAGGTTAATCAAGAAGTTGGGTCTAGCTATAGCGAAGAGTTAACTGATGATGGTACTAACAAGGTTAAAAAGCGGGATTATGGTCGGGGTCAGGTAACGCGAGCCATAGCCAAGACAGATATTGACTTTGTTGAGCTTGTTTTTACTATCCCAAAGTTGTTTTGCAGAGCACAGGAAGGTTTAGCGCGTGGGCAGCTGTTTTTTGCTCAAATAAAGCTGGAGATACACATTTGTGGCACTGATGGCGCTTGGAATAAAGTTAATATAGAGGTTGAAAACCAGGAAAAGAAAAACATAATTAAAGGTATATCTACGTCAAGTTATCAATTTAAGACGCAAACCATTGACTTAACAAAGAAAAAGTATGGCAAAGGACCTTATAAAATCAGAGTTCGCAAGGTTGAGTTCAATAATCCAGAGAATGCGTTTGAAATTTCGTTTGAAGATTTTGAAGACGTCCCGAAGAACAAACCTATAGCTAGCAGTCGTGCCGATCAAATTATTTGGACGAGCATGATTGTCGGCAAAAAATTTGGCACAGCGTATCCACACACGGCGCTTGTATCTCTGAGTCTGGATGCAGAAGAGTACAGCACATTACCTGCAAGAGCTTATGAACTTAAAGGTCTTAAAGTAAAAATACCATCTAGCGCAACTGTTAGAGGTGATGATGACGATGGTCCAGGAAGTTTAGAGTTTGACACCACGGTTCCTTTTGATGGCAGCCTGCAGGAAAATACTGCCTGGACTACTTGTCCGGTCTGCTGTTTTTATGACTTGCTTACTAATAAGCGGTATGGCGCTGGTGATTTCATTGACCAGTTAAATCTTAACTGGGTTGATTTAATTGAAATTGCTAAATACAGCAATGAGATTGTAACTACACCTGACAACACCAAAGAAGCTCGGTTTGCAATCAACACGGTGATTGGCTCGCAGGCTGAAGCATTCAATGTCTTGCAAGACATGGCCAGTGTCTTTCGTGGGATGCTGTTTTGGAAGTCAGACAACGTACAGGTTGCTGCCGACCATGGAGGATTGGAGTACACAGATGTGCCTGCAATTCATGTATTTAGCAATTCAAACGTTGTCAACGGTAGTTTTACATACAATGGATCGTCATTGAAGACACGCAGTACAAGGGTGCGTGTGCGTTACAACGATCCTGACAGCTTTCATAAGCCTAATTTTATTTGCATTGAGGATAGAGCCCTTGTCGACAAGTATGGAGTGCAAGAAAAAAGCGTTGTTGCGTTTGGCTGCACATCTAAGTATCAGGCTCAACGTATGGGGCGGTGGATCATGCAGTCTGAAAAGCTGCATGATGAAACTGTAACGTTCTCAGTTGGCCTTGAAGGCTTGAATGTCTTACCAGGCCAGGTGTTTGAGGTATCAGACGAGATGCGTTTTGGCACTCGACTGGCTGGTCGAATTGTTGGGGTGAGCAATGACAGTACGCCTCCGTTTGTTCGCATAGATCAGACAGCCTCTTTGCCGTCGTCCTCAGGCAATAAGCTGACCGTTGTGATGAAGGACGGAACGATTGAGACAAGGGATATTGCAAATGTCAGCGGCAATGAAATACGTCTTACGTCTTCTTACACCCAAGTGCCTCCTGATGATGCATTGTATGCAATAAAGAGCGCTTCTACTGTTCTTTCTAAGTATCGCTGCCTGTCAGTTGCTGAGGGTGAGAACGGAACGTATGCGGTTGTAGGAGTCAAGCATGTTGACGGCATTTATAGGGTTGTTGAAAGTTCATCTCCCCATCTTGATTTAGCAGCAACATCAATATATGGGTCACAACCAGAGGCGCCTACAGATATAAAAATTGTATTTCAACAGATTGATGACGGACGTAATACAACGAATCAGGCGACAGTCTCTTGGACGCGTGGCCTGTCTGGTCCTGTCATTGGATTTAAAGTCCGATACAAAGTTGGTGATGGCGGCAACTGGATCAACCTAATCACAAATAACAACTCAATTGACATCAACACAGGGCTTGTACCTGAAAAAACACTGATAGTACAAGTCAAAGCAGTAGGTCCTGAGCCAGACCGTAAAGAGTCTGATTATCAAGAGCACCAAAGAGAAATACCAGTTGGCGGAACAAGTGATGATTCGTCAGACCTGGCGCAAGTTACTTTGCCCCCAGACCCAGAAGACGTCAGCATTGAGGCCATTGGTGTTGATCAAGTTGCACTGCGTTGGGGCGCGACAGCAAGTGGTCAAAAACTTGAAGGCTTTGTTGCTGTAATTAAGCACTCTTCCAAAACTGACGGCAGTGCATCTTGGGCAAACAGTTCTATTCTTCGCAAGGTCGAGGCACGAACGACAACGGTTGTACTGCCTTTAATAAACGGTGAGTATCTCATCAAGTTCCAAAACGAGCAAAGACTGCGTAGCGCTAAGGCGGTGAGCGCAATAATTAATATTCCGGACGGTATCCCTCGTCTCAACCATGAAGTCTTTAGAGAAGATCAGCTTGCCAATGAGTTCGGCGGCGACAAGGTTGGTGTTTTTTACAAAGAAGATTATGACGGCTTGATTCTTGATGGAGATGCATCGTTTGATGCTATCCCAAGTCTTGATGGATTTACTGCAAATATCGACAGTCATTTTGGAACGCAGCTTACCAAGGGCGAGTATTTCTTCCAGAAGACAGTTGATCTTGGCGGCAAATTCAGCGTGCGTATGCAACGTGTGTTGACAACCAGAGGGCTGTATGCAAAGGACTTGATTGATGACCGTTCTGAATTAATTGATACATGGTCTGACTTTGACGGTCTTTTGCCTGATGACACAAACGTTGAGCTTTATTTTAGAAAAGAAGATCAAACAAAAATGACAGCCAGTCCTTCCATAGTTGATCCAGATATTCTTCTTGAAGATGGATCGACGGTACAACTTGAAGGGGACAGCATCACGTTTGCTGTAACAGTGGTAAATTCTGGGGGCAATAAATATCGAATCAACGCCTCCGGGATCGACAACGAGGCATTGGTTTTGATGGAAGGCAACGTATATATTTTTGACCAGTCAGACGCAAGCAATTCTGGGCATCCGTTGAGAATAAGCGCAACAAGCGATGGAACTCATGGCGGCGGTTCTGCATACACAACAGGAGTGACGACGGTTGGAACGCCAGGGACTGCAGGTGCTTACACCAAAATTGATGTAGCCGTTGGCGCTCCAACCCTTTACTACTACTGTTCAGCCCACTCAGGGATGGGGGGACAATTGAATACAAGTCAGGGCGCTTCATATTTAGGGCAGGAATCAGACATTGCCTTTGAAGACTGGATACCGCTAGAAAACAACGTGTATGCGGGGCGATATTTTCAATTCAAAGCTGTACTGACAACGGACCATGTTGACCAGACGCCAATTGTGGATGAACTAGGCGCGACTTTGCAGTTTGAGCGTCGGACTGAGAACAGTGGAACAATTACCTCTGGAACCGCAAGCAAGTCTGAAACGTTTGAAAATGCGTTTTATACCGACGCTGATACAAAGGTTGCTGTTGGAATTACAGCATTTGATATGCAAACAGGTGATTATTTCGTGCTTGACCCAAACACTGTCACCGGTTCTGGCTTTACAGTCACGTTCAAAAACGGCAGCACTGTCATTAGCAGAGATTTTCAGTACACTGCGATAGGATACGGAACACAGCAGTCTTAAGGCGTCGTTATGGCTCAGGCAGACGGAGTTGTCGCAAATCAAAGTGGTGCAGCTGTAAGGCAGGACATCAACAACCAGCTTGCTGCTGCATTTTCGACTCACAGCAAGGACACAGCTCCGTCGCCGTCATTTCCATGTCAGCTTTATGCCGACACCGCGAACGATTTACTTAAGATTCGAAGTAAGACCAGTGACAGCAGCACCTTTTACACATTAAGGACTTTAACTGGAGGAGTGGTTGGCCCGGCAGGTACTGCCGCCGCCCCAGGTATTTTCTTTGATGGATCAACCACCACAGGTTTCTATAAATACGCCAATGACGTTATTGGTATTTCTAGAGCCGGAACTGCATATGGCGTCATTGGTCGAACTATTGAAAGCCAGACTAACGCATTTGTTATTGGCAATGCAGCAACGCGAGCAACAGAGAAAAATCCATCAACTGCTACTGATGAAACTGCAACTGGTTTTTTGGTCGCAGGGCCTGTTGATGTTAATGACGGTGGCGGGCAGGTTCATATTGGTTCAAGCGTACGACCTTTAAGTTTGAATCGCGTAGGCTCAAACGGAGCTTTTGTGGACTTCTACAAAACTGGTGGTTTTATTTCCTCTATTAACACCACTAACGGCTCTAGCATTAATTACAATACAGGATCTGACTATAGGCTCAAGGAAAATGTAGTTGCTTTAACTAACGCAAAAGATCGGGTAAATCAGCTGAAAACATATCGTTTCAACTTCATTAGCGATCCTAGCAATCAGGTCGTTGATGGATTCTTAGCTCATGAAGCTCAAGCCGTAGTTCCTGAGGCGATAACCGGGGACAAAGATGCAACGTTTGATGATGGCACTCCCAAGTATCAGCAAATTGATCAATCTAAAATCGTCCCATTATTGACTGCTGCGTTGCAGGAAGCGTTTGCTGAGATTGCTGCTCTCACAGCGCGTGTTGAAGTTTTGGAGGCGAACTGATGGCTGACAGGAAGATTACAGGTTTAGCTGGGCTCACGGCTCCAGCTGACGGTGATTTATTCATTGTTGTTGATGCTAGTGAGGCAGCTGATGCTGATAAAAACAAAAGCCTAACGTTTCAAACCCTTCATAAAACTGTAGGCGATGGAACTGCGTCGTCTCCATCAATCAGCTTTTTAAGCGATGGTGGTGCCGATGGGTTTTTCAAGCCTGCTGAGTCACAAGTAGCTGTTGCCGTTAACGGCACTTATAGCAGCAAGTTCACTACAGCTGGGTTTCAGGTAGGCGCCGGAGCGGCAGCGGCACAGCTGCACCTATTCAGCGCCGACACAACTGATCAGGTCATCATTGAGAACACTGATGCTGGCCTGGACACAGCGCCTGACGTGGTGTTGTATCGCAATTCAGCATCTCCTGCTGCCGATGATTTTCTCGGCAACCTTGAGTTTAGAGGCAAGAATAGCGCCGCTGAAACTATTGCTTACGGTCAGGTTTTTACAAAAATCTTTGACGCAACTGATGGCAGCGAAGATGGCACCCTTCAGCTGATTACGATTGCTGCTGGTACTTCAGCAGCTCGCGTAACAGTAAAAAGCGACAAGGTTGGAATTAACGAGCCTGATCCACAGCATCCACTTCACATCACGGAATCGATCGCAAACACTGGCTTGTTTATCGAGTCAGCAGAAGCGGTCAGTGTTAGTGCTGCTGACATCACGCTGTATCACCACAGAGGTAGCAGCGTTTCTGGCCAAGACGCCGATGTCCTGAGTACCATCAAGTTTCAAGGCAATAACGACGCTTCGACGCCGGAACAGATCTTGTTTGGAGCGCTTGAAGCCAGCATCGTTGATGCCAGTGATACGACTGAAGACGGCAAGCTTGATTTCAAGGTGCAGTCTGCTGGCACGTTGACAAGCATGGCTGCAATCACAGCAGCAAACGTCACGCTTGGTAGTCGTCCAATTTTGCCAACGCATACACCTGCCTCAGCCAGTGCTGCTGGCACGGCGGGCGAAGTGGCGTGGGACGCTAATTACATCTATATCTGTACTGCCACGAATACCTGGAAACGGGTTGCTATTTCGACTTGGTCGTGATGGCGGTAGCATTAGCTGGAGGTTGAGGGGTCATGGCAAACGCGAAGATCACTGATCTGACTGAGCTAACAGCAGTTCAGGGATCTGACGTGCTGCCAATTGTTGACACGCTCAACGATCAGACCAAGAAGGTCACTGTGACCAATGTGGTCACGACTGGATTGTCTGATACTGCCGTAACTCCAGGGTCTTACACGCTTACAAGCCTGACAGTTGACCAGAAAGGCCGGATTACTGCTGCGTCTAATGGGACTGCTGCTGATACGGACAAGATTGTTGAAGGCAACAGCGAAGCGGAGGTTGTCGATACAGGTTCTGACGGCCACTTCAAAGTTACGACTGAAGGTAGTGAACGAGTACGTGTTGGACCCGCTGGTCAGGTTGGCATTGCTGGCGCAAATTACGGAACCAGCGGTCAAGTTTTAACCAGTGGTGGCTCTTCTGCTGCGGTTAGTTGGCAAGATGCTGCCGCAGGTGCAACAGGCGTAATCCTTGAGAACCAACAGGCAATCAGTAGTAACTACACGCTGACCACTAATTACAATGGGTTGAGCGTTGGTCCGGTCACGATCCAAAACTCAATCGCTGTCACTGTCCCTAACGGGGCAGTTTGGATGATTCTCTGATCATGGCCATCAAACTAAAGCGGAGCAGCACTG